TTGAAGCAACATTTTGAAACAGCTATGCTAGCTTATTGAGCGCGACCAGCGAGCTGACAACTGCCTACTTTGGTGCCATTGGTGGACTAGGCGGTATTAAAAACGAAGATGGTCTTCCCGGCACCGGCGGTGATAACGTTGTTGGCAGCGATGTTCAAAAGGGTGCTTTAGAGTCGACCTCGTATTCAAAGTCGGGATGGTTCTTAAGTCAAGATCTCTCAAGCGACACCGGAACATGGAGTTCAACCACTTCTACCAATTTATCCGCTGGCCGTATGAAGAAACTCTTTAGGTTTGTTGATCTTGACGCCGGCGCTTGGACACAGGAAAACATTAAGGTTTCACTATCCAACATTACGGCACCAAAGAATGAAGACGTGGACCCCTATGTTACGTTCAACGTGGAAATTCGCCGCTTGTCCGATTCAGACGACAACAAACAGGTTTTAGAGAGTTTTGAAGGATGTAATTTAAATGCCGATTCTGACAATTACATATTGAATCGCATTGGTGATCGTTATGTTGAATACGATTATGTTACCAAGCGTTTAATTGAAAAAGGGGCATACGCCAATAGATCCAAGTATGTTCGGGTGGAACTTAATAGTGAGTTCTCCGAAGGCTTTGCTGCGGATTATGTTCCTTTTGGAGTGACCGGCCCCACTAAATTTATAGATACTGTTTACGCAGTCAGCACCGGACAGGTCAGTTCTGGCGTTCTGCGTGGTGTTGGAACTTACGCATTCGGAAATGCCTTATCCGGCCAAGTGCTTTCTGGTTCTGAAGACTCCGGTGGCACGTTGATTAAATTCCCCAATGCCCCCACTCGCACGAACACATCAGGCTTGAACGATTTAAGGCAGGCTTATTGGGGTGCGCTACCCACCGACGATGGCGGCGATAATTTCAAGGCAGATGTTATTGATCTTTGTCGAACTAAGCCAAAGGGTGTTACGTCACCCTACGACTCTTCAGACATTTTAGAGTATCAGTACGTTATTTCATTGGAAGATTTAACCTTCCAAGGTCAAAGCGGCTCTGGCGCTGTCACTGTTGGCAGTTCATCTTACTTGGAAATAGATACAAGCGCCCGCGCTAGCGGTTATTCGTTAACCACAACCGGCTCCCTTCCAACCGGCTTTAATGGCGGCCCAAGTGGAGATTTAGGATCTTATAAAGTTGTATTGAATGCCGGGGCTGGTAATTTAACCACCCTGTTCTTTGGTGGAACTGATGGATTTGACATCACACAATCTGATCCGCTTTCAAATGTCGCAATAGGTACATCAAATCCGCTAACAAGTTATGAATACAACACTTACGAGAGAGCAATCAACACGGTTAAAAATCCTGAAATTGCTGCTTACAATGTTATTTCTGTTCCCGGCTTAGAGCAGGAGTCTTTACAAAACACACTCATCACCAACACGGATGAACGTGCCGATGCTTTGGCAGTTATTGACATTGACGGTGGTTACGTTCCTTCTCATGAATGGCGCTATGGCGACACCACAAGCGATGACAAGCGTCAAGGTAATGTGAATGACGCCATTAATACACTCAAAGGTAGAAAGCTAAACTCCAGTTATGCGGCGACTTACTACCCATGGGTCAAGATTCGTGACAACATTAACGCCAAAGATGTTTGGGTTCCACCAAGTGTCGTCGCGATCGGCGCGATGTCCTACACAGACCGCGTACAGGCTCCATGGTTCGCCCCTGCTGGCTTTAACCGTGGTGGCTTATCAACTGGCATAACCGGCGTACCAGTTGCTAATACGGCGCTTAAGCTCTTCAAGGACGACCGGGACCGCCTCTACGAGGTAAACATCAACCCAATTGCCTCGTTCCCAAATGAGGGTGTCGTTATCTTTGGTCAGAAGACACTACAGGCTGATAGAAGTGCTCTGGACCGTATTAATGTGCGCCGCCTGCTTATCTTCTTAAAGAGGGGCATCTCTAGGATTGCCAATAACACCTTGTTTGAGCCAAACGTTCCCGACACATGGACGGCCTTTAAATCAAAGGCGATCCCGTTCTTGACGGACGTAAAGACACGTTACGGCTTAACTGATTACAAGTTGATCTTGGATGAGACCACAACGACGCCTGACTTAATTGACCAAAACATCATGTATGCTAAGTTATTCATTAAGCCGGCCAGAGCAATCGAGTACATCGCACTTGACTTTATCATTACAAATACAGGTGCTTCGTTCGATGATTAATTTAGAGGAAAACTATTTAAGTTTAGGAGAGAAAAGATAAATGGCTACATCAATTCCAATTTGGGCAAACCCGTTAACAGAACCTAAGAGACAATATAAGTTCATTCTTAATATCTCTGGCATTCCAGCTTATGTAATTAAAACGGTAGACAGGCCATCGCCAACGATTGGCGAGGTCACGCATGACTTTTTAATTCATCAATTTAAGTACCCGGGGAAAATTACATGGGGAGACATTAGTGTAACCATGGCAGATCCAATTGACCCCGACATGTCTAGAAAGTTATTATCCCTTATTAAAAACGCGGGCTATGTTTACCCGGGTGATTTTAGTCCCTCTCCGAGTGATCCTAACTACTACAGAAAGTCACTAGGCAAGGCCAACATGATCGATCAAATCGGTCAGGTCACAATTGACACCATGAATACAGAGGGTGAAACAATTGAAACGTGGAAACTTAATAATGTTTGGGTTAAGTCTGTAACATATGCTCAGGCAACTTATGGTTCTGAAGAGCTTATTGAATTACAGATGGCTCTGTCTTATGATTGGGCAGAATTAGAATCCTTTACTCCCATCACCGATTCTTAAAATTAGTACTGTAAACTAATTAAAGTAGATGGCAGATTTAGCACCGAACTTTACCACCAATGTTCTTAAGAGTATTAGCAAGTATACTGCTTTTAATGAACAGTCCCAGTTACACGATTTAGATTTAATTTTAAACGCACAACAGCAACATCGCTTTGTTGTATTAATGGATGACATTCCCCCTTTCTACATCAGTCAGGTGGATAGACCGTCTTACGACATTGATACCGCAGAGCACATTCTGCTGGATCATGTTGTGCGTTATCCAGTTAGAGTTAAGTGGAATCAAATTTCAATAAACATAAAAGAAATTTATGGTGGAAATACAGTTGGCTCTGTTGGTGGAAACATTATGAATAAGCTTTTGGCTCATTCGTATTACTATCCAGACGATGCGATCTCATCCCAAGGCTCCAGCATTTTAAGCGCAATTGTTAATCCACTCGGCACTGCTCGCGATTCATTATACGGAGCGCGCAATCTAACAAAAGAAAATTTGACAAAGGCTGTGGGCAACATCAAAATTTTGTCATTGAAAGAAGACGGAACCGCTTTTGAAACTTGGACAATCTACAATGCGATGATCACATCTGTCAAGTTCAGCGCAAATAATTATGGTGGCGAGGACTTAACAGATGTCAATCTTACGGTACAATATGATTGGGCCAAGTTACAACTAGGCTCAACTTTTTAAGAGGTACAAATGAGAGACAACGAAGGGAGAGCACAAATCCCCCCTGAACTGCTAGAACAATTTATGAAACAGCAGGAAGAAAAAATCACTAAACAAAGCCAACCAGCCCCCGCACCCGCACCAGTCAACCATGGTGGCTATCAAGTCCCAACAGACTTTATTGATTTGCCATCAAAGGGCGCGTTTTACAACGAGGCACACCCATGGCACAACAAAGAGGAGGTTGAAGTGCGTTACATGACAACCCGAGAAGAAGAAATTTTATCTTCTGTAACGTATGCTGAAAACGGTGTCATGTTTGATAAGCTTATTGAAAGTGTGATGGTTGATAACATTAGAGCCACTTCGTTATTGCCGGGAGATAGGAACGCCATTCTTATTAATACCCGCAAGAACTCTTATGGCGATGACTATCAATTCAACACAATTTGTGGAAAGTGTTACACTTCATTTGACCACACCGTTAAGTTATCAGAGATGGTGAATAAAGAATTTGACATGTCTAAGTTAAGCGCCAACAGGACAGTATTTGTGGAATTACCAGTTTCTAAAAGAAAGATTGAATTCAAGATCGCTACAGGAGAAGACGTTCAATTTATCAATAAACAGACCAAACAGCGAGCCAAACACGGCCTACAAGGTAGTGAAACAATGGATACCCACCGAAGGTTGATTGTGTCTGTGGATGGAGATTCAAATCCCGCAAACATTAATGCTTTGGTCCCCAACCTATTACTAAGAGATTCCAAGTTCCTCCAAAAGAAATACGACGAATACAAACCAGATGTGAATTTTGTTTATTCCCACGAATGTGAAGCGTGCGGCCATGTAGACAAAGGAGGTGTCCCTGTTGG